ATTGCAATTATGAACGCAAAGACAGTTCTTGCAGATAGAATAAATGGTAAGTTATCTAGTATGACTAAAACATTTGTTGCAAAGATTGGTTCAAGTGACTTAGATACAAGTGTCTTATCTGAGATTGAGAAAACATCTAAGAATATAGTCGCAGAAGTAGATGTTGCTGGTTACAAAGTTGATAAGAGTGATATCACTCAAGATGGTACACAATACAGAGCATATGTATTACTTGAATACAGTAACGAAGAAGCCATCAAGATTATGATGAATAGAATGAGAAAAGACAGAATGGTCTATTCAAGATTAAGGTCTACTGAGGCTTGGAAAGAACTTGAAAACCAAGTTGACAAATCAAAGGACGAAGAAGAAGCACAATCATTGAACAATCTAGAGGGGGTGATAAATGGTTCGAATGAAGAACTTGATTCTATCTAGTGCAATCGTTCTTTCTTTAGGTGCGTGTAACGTGACTGGTGGAATGGGGCCAAGTGGTCTTGTTAATAACGGTTGTGGAAACAGTTGCACCTCTGAAGATTATTATCTGCCTGGACGTGGAGTTTGGGCAGAAAATATTTCAATGAACAAAGCAAAGATTGGTGCGTTTGGTGGTACGATACTTGGTGTAATGATGACGCATGGTAGTGGTGACCCATTACTTATAAGTGCAGCTGCAATTGCTGGTATGTATGTAGGTCACGAAGTCGGTGCAACATTTGATAAGATAGATGAAATGTATGCGACTATGTTACTTGCACAATCATTAACACTAAATGATAATATGCAATCGAGTACATGGAAAAACCCTAAGAAGAATGTTGTAGTAAATGCAATGCCGATATCAACTGAAGGGGAATGTAGAGAGTTTGTCACATCTGTACAAGTAGGTAAGAAACTAGAACAGATGAGAGGAACTGCGTGTTTAGTAAATAACGAATGGGAATTGAAGGAGATTTATTAGTGAAAAAACCATACAGAAGAAACTTTAGAGATAGAGAACCTATGGAGGCTATGAAAGTAGTAGTCCATAATAATGATGTTGCAAAAGCATTAAGAACACTGAAGAAGAAGTTACAGAACGAAGGTGTGTTTAATGAGTTAAGAGAAAGAGTTGCATTTCAAACCAGAGGTGAAAAGAAAAGACTTGCAAGAGCAGCTGGTCGTAGAAGATATTTGAGAAACCAACAAAAGTTAAAGGAAACTAGAGGTTATTAATGAAAGATTCAGAATACATAAAGATGAAAAAAATGGAAAGAAATCACGAAACGGTGACTACTACTAAAACTCCACTACATACTACTGATTGGTATATAAAGTGGGTTGCAAGTGTTACACTGTTATTTGGTATGATACTTACATCAAACAATATTTACCCATTAAATATATTTGTACATATGATAGGATTAATCGGTTGGTTAGTTGTATCATTAATGTGGAATGACAGAGCATTGATTGTAATAAATGCAGTTGGTGTTGCAATTATGGCTAATGGATTAGTTGGTTACTTTGTAGAGAGTGGAATATGGCAGTAAGAAAAAAAAGACAGATGACACAAGAACAGAAAGATGCAGCTATAGAAAGATTGCGTATCGCAAGAGAAAAGAAAGGGCCTGCACAATATAAGAATGTTGCAAAGTCTGTTATTGATTTACCAGATGACCATTACTTATCTTATAAGAGTGTGAAGAAATGGATAAAGACACAACAAGAGATTGCAAGAGCAGAACGTAGAAATATGGTAAAGAATGTAAAGGGTGCGTCTGTAAAGTATTATGCAGCTCAAGGTTATGTTAGACAAATGCAACATTATATACAACATGGAGATTGGCCTAATGATTTCTATGGTGAGTATGAAGAAAAGAGGATTATATGGAAGACGATAGCTCCAATAGAGGAGTGGTAATTAAAGGGCCTTGGAAGGGTAGTAAAGTTGAAGATAAACAACTTCAAGGTGAAGAACTTGATATAAGAGAAGACTTTAAAATGATTGCAGAGATGCATAAACTTCTATTACATCAATTAATTTTTACTTTGAAAGAAACTGGATATGATATTGAAACTGATGAGTTTATAAAAGAAAGTGGATTTATGGGTGAAGTAATTAGAGGAATATTGATGCGTGATATGGGCTATGATAATCCTATGAGTAAATTTATAGACGCAATTGTTGGTCTTGATGTAAGAGATGATGATAGATATGCAAACTTTGACAGTAATAAATTAATCAAATTATTGGATAAAAAAGATGACAAAGAATAATGTAATAACATTTCCTAAAACTAATATCAGAGAAGGTAAATTAAAAGATATTGCTAAAGAATTAGAAGTACAGATGATAAAAATAAAAGAACAAAGAGAATTGATAGAAAACCAAAGAGAAGAAATTATGAAGAGTATTTTAGATGATGAATAATAATGTAAAATGGTGGGAGAAATTTAGTCCTACAATTATGGAAGCTGAAGTACCACAGAAGTTTATTGATATTATAAACAACACTGGTGATGAAGTTTTAAAAGATGATGGTCTATCAAAGAAGTTTGATTTCTCTGATAATCTAGTTGGTAAAGTAAGTAAAGAGGTTACAATACCTGTTCCAGATAATGATAAGGATTATTGTTTATCAATATTAAGACAGGCCTGTGTGCGATATCTAAGGGCAATGATTCAAACAGGTCGTGCATACGAGTGGACAAAAAATGGTGGTAATCAAAGTCCATCTGAAGAAAATATTATATTATCACAGAGTTGGATAGTATCACAATATAAACATGAATACAATCCAATACACACACACAGTGGACACTTCTCTGGTGTGATATATCTAAAACTACCAGATGGTATGGAAAACCATTTTAATGAAGAAACCAAAGACCACTACCCAGCTAGTGGATTGATAGAGTTTTCACATGGTGAGAAACAAGATTTTAAAAGTGACACATTGATGTTTAAACCAACAGTAGGACAAATGTTAGTCTTTCCTAATTGGTTAAAACATTCTGTCTACCCATTTTATTGTGAGGGTGAAAGAAGGTCAATGAGTTTTAATGCGTATTGGAAAAATAATGATAATAATTGATATGAACCAAATAACTTTAGCTAGTGTGATGATGAATTTTCACATGACTAAGTCAGAAGAACTTGAAGAAGATATGATAAGACATATGATACTTAATTCTATAAGAATGTATCGAACTATGTTCAAAGAAGAATATGGTGAAGTAGTTTTAACATATGACTCTAGACACTATTGGAGAAGAGAAATCTTTCCACAGTATAAACAAAATCGTAAGAAGGGTAGAGAAAATGATACCAAAGATTGGGATAAGATATTTGGATTACTCAATGCTATCAAATCAGAGTTTAGAGAAATACTACCATACAAATATGTAGAAGTGTATGGTGCAGAGGCTGATGATGTTATAGGTACATTATGTAAAGAGTATCAAGACCAAAAGGTTATGATTATATCTGGTGATAAAGACTTTATACAATTACAAAAATACAAGAATGTAAAACAGTATAGTCCTATATTAAAGAAGTATGTAAATGGACATAATCCAGATACCTATATAAAAGAACATATATTAAAAGGTGATTCATCTGATGGAGTACCTAATGTCTTATCGCCAGACCATACATTTGTAGAAGGTCTACGACAAAGACCATTAAGTAAAAAGAAAATTGAAGCATGGTTAAATAGTGAAACTGGAATGAGTGAAGAAGTGAAAAGAAATTATCAAAGAAATCATAAGTTGATTAATTTAGATAATACACCAGACGACTTACAAAAGTCAATCCTAGACACATTCAATGAAGCTCCATCAGGAGATAGAAGTAAGATATTAACTTACTTCATAGAAAACAAATTAAAAGAACTAACAGATTCAATAGGAGATTTTTAATGGCTGGTTCAACACTATTATACTCAGAGATACTTGACAAGGTTCATAAGGCAAAGACCAAAGAACAGAAAGTATTAATACTGAAACAAAACAATACAGAAGGTTTGCGTATGGTACTCAAATCCTCATTTGACCCAAAGATAGAATGGGCAATACCAGAGGGTGAAGTTCCATATAGAGCAAATGACGCACCTGCTGGAACAGAACATACTGTTCTTGCAATGGAATGTAAAAAGTTGTGGCACTTTATTAAAGGTGCAGACGCACAAACACCTCAACATA